AATCAAACAATCGGCAATCGGCGCAAAGACGGCATTCGTGTCCGTGAAGCGGTCCACCCGGTTGCGCGCCTGCCCACACTGCGTCCAGCGCACGCGCGTCCCAAAGGCGCCAGCCTTCCCCGTCGCGGCCCAATGCTCCGCCCCCCACGTCTGCCCGCCATCGCGTGAGGTTTGCCGCATAAACACCGGATCCGTCTCCGCGCCCGTCTGCGTGCCCTGCCCCACATCCATGACGAGTTGGATGCTCGAGGTCGTGAACCGCTTCTGGTCGAAGGCCAGCCGCGGCGGTTGCCGCAGCCGGCGAATCATCGCGCCGTCCACATCCGTGAACAGGCCCGTCGACATGCGATAGATCGCCCCGGACAATCGATCCTGCACCAGATTGCGGCTGATGTCAGAGGCGGCAAAGAGCGGCCGGTAGGCCAGCCATTGGGCGTTCGTGGTATCCCAATACAGCCGTTCGTGAAACAGGCCGGTCGACTGATCAAAGGCCCACGTCCGATTGGCGCCTGGGAACGTCATGATGTGGAAGGTATGGCCGTTCTCCTGATAGCTGAAGGCCACGGCATCGGCGATCGTGGTATAGGTCTGAATCGAGGCTTCGATCGCGTGCGTCGACACACGGCCAGGCGTGTAACCGGTGGCGGACACAATCTGCCCTCGGCCTTGCTCGTTGTGCGAGAGCCACACCAGCGAGGTATCCAGCCGCGCGCCGGAGAAGGTGGCCGCGATGCCCTGCTGCATGAACGCTTCCTGAATCGGCGCCAGCGGAAACGGCGAGGTGCCGGCGTTATACCAGACTTCGGAGGTGTGCTCGCCGAGCAGATAGGCCAGCCGATTGACGATATACAGCGCCTTCCACGGGTCACTGCCCGCCGTGCGCTGCTGGATGTTGCCGGGGTCGACCACCGTGAAATCTTCAAAGTTCGTGACTTGCAGCGTGGACGTGGCGGCATCGAGAATGAACCCGAAGCCATCGAGAAACCCGCACATCGTGGCGCCACTGGTCAGCACGGTCGTAAAGGCCAATGTGTTCAGGTCGAGCACGTAGAACTGGTCGCCAGAGGTCAGCCCGAGTTGATTGCCCGCCGCGCCATTCGTCATGAAGGTGACGGGATTGGTATCCGCCTGCACGGTGCCGCGCTGCGTGATCGTGTCGTTGCTGTTCAGTTCGTAGAGCGCAAAGCCGGTGACGAAGAACGTGCGGCCGGATTGGGAGAACATCCCGCGGCCGAAATTGGGCGAGGGCGTGGCGATGCGCGCGAAGCCGGGGCACTGGAGCATCACCAGCGGCGTCGGGGCCGAGGGCGATTCGTTCTTCTCCAGAAAGCGGTTCACGAGCCGTTCACTATCGGCCATGTAGCTGGCCGATTGATAACTCGGTCCCATGAAGCCGGGGTAAGAGGCTATGATGTCACCTCAGTTCACGCCGACACTGACCGCCAACGCCGAGGCCGGCGCACTGGATCCGCTCGAGGTCGTGGTCGCCGCCACCCAGAGCCCGAGTGAGAAATAGAGCCCGGCACTATCCTGCAGGCTCAATTGCGCACTGGCCAGCGTGTTCAGGCCCACCTGCCATTTCGGCACCGTCGTGCCCACGGTCGGCGCAATCGCCGAATCGTAGAACGAGACGTAACTGGCCGCCGCCGCCGCATTGTAGATGCTGTAATCGAACACGCGGCACGGACCCGCCGAGACATTGATCGGCGTGGCCAGCACGCCCGTCATCCCATTCACAAGCACAGGGGTCGCCATCGGTTCTCCTTAGTGGTTCCAGTTCGTCAGTGAGTCAGAGAGGATGTTATAGCCCGCCCCAACGCCGGGAATCAGCGCCGGATCCACGCCGAGCAGTCCCGGTGCGATATTCGGCCGCTTCATCGTGGCCAAGGCTTCCCGGCGCATCGTGGGCAAGGTCGCCGGCATCGCCACGCCAAAGGCATTGACCAGTCGCCATGCGAGGTCATACAGGAAGGCGTCTTGATAGCCCATCGATCCTTGGAGCACCGTATCCAGCGACACCGGCACACTCACGCCCTGCGGTGTGTAGAGCACCAGCGTGAGACTGGGCGGCACCGGCCAGATCGTCAAGGTGCCATTCGCGTCCGTGATATTGGTCTGGTAAAACGCCTGCGTCGGCAATTGCGACCGCAGATCCTTGATCGTGATGGCCGCGTATTGATCTCCATCCATGAGCCCCATCGGCACTTCCACACCGGGCGAGGTGCCGGGCACGATGAAGGCCACGCTGGTGAGATCCACCGGGCGGTCGATATTCACGGTCTGCCCGATGCCGACTTGCACCGAGGACTGATTCGCGGGCCACGTGAAGGCGGTGCGCAATTGCCGCGAGAGGGTGAGTTGATCAGCCTGCCACGCATCGATCATCATCTGCGTGCGGCGCAGCACGCGCGCCCCCTGCGCGGCATCCATCGCCTCGCCAGGCTCGAGCACCCCAATTTCAATCAGCGCATCCGTGCCCACGGAGCGCACCGTGAACGCGAGTGTGCCCGAGGTGGCAGTGACGGCGCTCGAAGCCGCCGCCGTGACGGTGGCCACCTGCACCGTGACCGGCACTGCGCCCGTGCCGATGAAGGTGAAGGCAATGAGGATGTAATCGGTTTCGACTTGCGCGGGGCGGTAGGTGTAGTAGCCGTTGCCTTCGGCTGTGCAGATGCCGCTGCCCACCGAGCCGAGCGCCTGGATGCCGCCATCGCCCGTCACGTAGACGGTGACGGCGCCGACAAAGGCCGCGCCCGTGCTCGCGTTGACCATCTGGGCGCCAATGACTTGTCCCGCTTCGTTTTTGACCATCGCGGTGCCTGCCTAGTATGGCCTATCTGTCAACAATTGACGGCGAATACATCCACCACGGGGCGGTGATCGCCTTCCCGATTGCGCGAACTGACAAACAGCAACTTATTCGTCGGCTCAAACCAGGCCCCCCCATGATTATTCTGGCAGGGCGTGATTTCAGGAAAGGCGCTGCCGCCGGGCACATCGAAGAGCCGGTAGGCATCCGTGACGGGTGGCAAGAGCACCGCCGATTTCAAGGATTGCGCCACCAGCAGCAGATCGGCCGGATTGTAAATCCACATCAAGGATTGCATCGATACCGTGCCCGGCCCAGTGGCCTCGTTGCCATACCGCGTGTCGTTCTGCCCGTGCGCGCACATCTTGAACGAGCCGAAGACTTGCGCGGGGCCATACCATTGGTGACACCGCCCATCGGGCGGATAACTCCCGGACAAGGACGCCACGGTGCGGGCCAGTTGGCCGATAAAGACGACGCCTTGCTTACTGGCGCCGTTAATCCAAACGGACGCCCCGACGTTATCCACCGCCGTAAAGACGGCCACTTGGCCAAATTGCACGCCGCACTTTTCTCCATGCGGGGTGCAGCCCGTGCCATCCTGCACGGGGTTTAGTTGCGGTTGGTCGCCAAAGCTATCGGGCTCGCCGTAATGCGTCCAGCCGCAGTCGTCCACATCGTTCGGTCGGGACTGTTTATTCGAGATGTCTGAATAGATCAGATTCTTGACGGTAATGGTCACATGGCCATCGTTATAGCCATCAGGCGGCGTGCTATTGGCCGGCACATTGAAGGCCGAGGAGGCCACGCCCCATGGCGATCCGGCATTGCCCGATCCAATCGGGGCGCCACAGAGGATCCGGCCCTGCAGCGTCGATTGGGACGCCGCGGGCACTGGCATCAGGTAGCCAGCGGTGAAGCCAGAAAAGAGCGAGGTGCGCCACGGACCATACGTGGTCACGAGGCCAGGGGCGAGCACAGAACTGCCGACACTCGGATTCCAATCGCCTCCGACATTGTATTGGTCCATGTAGGTCCAGAGCAGTTGACTGGCCACCTCATCCCACAGGAGTCCGCGAATCGGCTTCGGATTCGCAGCGCCGACGCGCTGACCGTTGGTCACGTCCCACCAGTTCGTCACCAGCGTCGTGACGTTCCCCACGCCGTTATATTTGATTTCGTAGACCGGATCCGGCCATCCCGTTTCGGCTTGCGCGCCGCAAATAAAGAGGTTGATATCGGATCCCACCACGCGCCCTGATAGCGCGCCCATGGAATAGGAGAAGCGGATCCCATTCGGTTGGTCATCGGCCGGCATCGTCACATAGCCGAGATAGGTGAAATCACCCGGCGTAATCAGGGAGCCCGGCTGCGAGGTCGGGAGTGTGATGGCCCGATGCACCGGCAGATAAATCATCAGTGCGTCTCCGGCTGCGGCGCCCACGGCCCAACGATCTGGTTACTATTGGCGGCCCATTCGGCTTTGAAGAGGCCGCCAATGCCTTCGATGTCACGCACCGGCTTCACGGCTTGCGCCGCCCAATTCGGCTGCCACTGACTGAAAATCGCGGCTTGATTGGCCGCACTGAGTGGGGCGATCGGCTGGGGCGGTGTGCCCACCGGCAATGTCGCCGTGATGTTGCGCGCCCGTTGCGTCGGCCAGGTCTGCGCCCACTGACTGCCGATGATCGCCGTCTCCGTGACCGAGAGGAAGGCCGAGGGCACTGGCGGTGTGCCGGTGGCCGCCTGCACCAGCGTCGTCAGCCGTTGCGGCTCGCTCCAGTCCCGTGGCCACGCCTGAAGGCTGGTGAGGGTTTCGAGGTTGATCGGTCCCACCACCGGCGGCTGACTGATGACCGGTTGATTTTCCTGCACGATCACCGAGGTCGTGACCACTTCGACCGTATCAGGCTGCCAACTGGTCCACAGGTAGTCTTGTTTCGTCGGCTTGAGCAGCGGCGTGATGTTGTCGGCGCACCAGAGATCGATGAGCGCCTCCACGCCCAAATGGTTCACGAAGAAACCCGGCTGGCCCGTCGTCACGCCTGTATCGGTCTGATCGGTGCCAATCTGCGCGCCGTTGAAGAACATGCGCAGCACCGGCCCAGTCACCTCCAGCCGCATCACATCGTTTGGGGCGAACGTGATGCCCAACACGGTTTGAATGGCCGTGCCGACACTCGCCACCGTTTGATAGAGGACGATGCTGTTCGTGCTGGGAATGGCCACCATCGCATACGAGGCATCGCCTGAAGGCGAGATACGCACGCATGGTCCAGGACCGTCATCGTTATAGGCGGCAAT